TAATTGCTAGAAAAGGTGCTGAACTATTAATTGAAAAAATGATTACAAGAGAAAAACAAAAACAAGCCGCACTTAGCACAGCATCTATGTTTAGCGGGTTTGGTGGTTTCTTTGGTGGCTTATTAGGATTTGAAAAAGGTGGTGCAGTTGCAAAAGGTCAACCAGTTCTTGTGGGTGAAAGAGGTGCTGAGATGTTTGTGCCAAACCAAACAGGACAGATTACTCAATCTGCAAGAGGAACTGGCGGTGGTGCAGTAAATGTTAATTTTAATATAAACACAGTAGACGCTTCTGGTTTTGAGGACTTACTATTTAGATCAAGAGGTGCTATATCATCATTAATTAACCAAGCAGTAAATGAACAAGGTAGAGGCTCAGTAATATAATGTCAGGTGCTTTTCCAATATCTACATCTAAATTCTCTACAATGGGAATTAGATCAACACAAAATACAATTATTTCAGTAACAGATAGTGGTAAAAAATTATCAAGACAAATTGATGGTCAAAGATTTGGTTTTACAGCTAAAATTATTACAGCAAAACGATCAGATGTTTATGGAGAACTTATGGCTTTTATAATGAAACAAAGATCATCAAAAGAAAATTTTACAATAATCCCACCAGAACTAGAGGATGCAAGAGGTAATGTAAGTGGAACTGTACTTGTAAATGGAGTCCACGCTGTCGGAGACACTACAATAGATATTGATGGTATGACAGGCTCATTAAAAGCTGGTGATTTTGTAAGTTTTGCTTCACATTCTAAAGTTTATATGGTTGTTGCAGATGCAACCGCAGACGGGTCAAACGAAGCAACAATTACAATAGAACCACCATTAATAAATGCTTTAGCTAATAATGAAGCGGTTACTTATGATAATGTTTCATTTACTGTTTATTTAACTAATGATGTTCAAGAATTTGGTGCTGTAGGTTCTGACTCACAAGGTAAATTATTATACCAGTTTGAATTAGATGTTGAAGAAGCACTTTAATGAATAAATATAAAATTACTCATTACATAAATGCAGATTTTGTTGCCGAAGCTATTGTTACAGAAGATCAAATAAATACTAACACTAACGATCTAAAAGACTATAAGAAACCTGATAGCAAATTTAATTTTACTATGTTAAAAGGTTCAGAAAAAGTAATTAGAACAATTTACGAGGAACATGACAAGAAGCCTAACAACAGCAATAAAAAATCAATTAGCAACAAATGATATTAGACCCGTACACCTTATTACCATTGGTTTCAGCACTCCTGTTAATATTACTGATTGTTCTTTTTCATTAACGTCATCTGTATCTGGTTCATCAGTTACTTACTCTGCAAGTGATTTTATTTTAGGAATATCTAATTTTGATGAACAAGTTGACGTTACAAAAGGCACATTAAATCTTACACTATCAGGTGCTAATACAACTTTTATATCAGTAGTATTAAATGAAAATGTAATCAATGATGAAGTTACTATATTTAGAGGTATATTAAATAGTAGTAATGCTCTTATTGCAGACCCTATTTTTTTATATAAAGGTAAAATAGACGGATTTGATATAAACGAAAATAATCAATCAAGTGTTGTAAATCTTAAAATAGTTTCTCATTGGGCTGATTTTGATAAAGAGTCTGGTAGAAGAACTAACAATATTTCACAACAAAGATTTTTTAGTTCAGATGTAGGTTTTGATTTTGCATCAGAAATGGTTCAAGACATTAAATGGGGTAAAGGATAATGCAAGATGTAATTTCATTATTTAGATATTTTAAACAATATAATCATTTATCAGAAGATGATTTAAAAAATAATTTAATACCTTGCCAAAAATTAAACCAATCAAAAAAACATTATAATAATAAAAAACTTATTGGTTATACAAATTGGGCATTTTTATCAGACAAAGATTCTAAACATTTTGTAAATACAGGAGATTTAACTAACTGGAACTCTGGTGATAATCTATGGCACATAGATACAGTTTGCATTGAAGATTTAAAAAGAGTTATGTCGTGGACAAAAAGTTATTTTACAAAAAAATTTGGGGTTGGAAAAACTATAAATTGGATAAGAACAGACCAGAAAAGAATTACTAAGTATTTAAAAGTTAAAACAAAAAGAAGTTGGTTATGGGAAGAATAATTAAAAGGATTATAAAACCAGTAACAAGAGTTGTAAAAAAAGTTGTAAAAACTGCTGTTAATGTTGTTCAATCTGCTGTTTCATGGTTGACACCATCTTTTCCGTCTTTTCCTGATAGTTCTTTTGGAGATACACCCATTGATTCTTATGAACAAGGTATTTTATTAAACAAAAGATCAAATGATGCTGGAATACCAGTTATTTACGGAGAAAGACTTGTTGGTGGTACACAAATTTTTTTACAAACTTCTGGGTCTAGTAATTTTTATTTGTATATGGCTCTTGTTTTAGGAGAGGGTGAGATAAACTCAGTAGAGCAAATATTTATTGATGATAAATTAGTTACTTGGTCAGGTTCACTAACACATGGTACTGAAAGATTAAACGCTACATCAGATAATAATTTTACTTTTAAAAATCGTGCTGGTCAGTTTCCGTTGGTAAAAGTACAATGTTTTATGGGTAAAGACGATCAAGTATCATCTTCATTATTATCTGAGGTATCTGGTTGGGGTTCAAATCATAGACTAAGAGGTGTAGCATATCTAGCACTTAGATTTGAATTTAGACAAGATAAATTTAGTTCAATTCCATCTGTTAAAGCAAAAATAAAAGGTAAAAAAATTGTAACTTTGAATTCATCATTAGTTGAGTCAAGCCCAACGTATTCTACAAATCCAGCATTTTGTATTTTAGATTATTTAAGAAATGAAAGATACGGAAAAGGATTAGCAACATCTGATATTGATTTACAAAGTTTTAGAGATGCCTCTGTAGTTTGTGATACACAAGTAACGCCATTTTCAGGTGCAAGTACTATAAATTTATTTGATACTAATTATGTTTTAGATACAAGGAGAAAAGTTATAGATAATTTAAGACAGCTTATTAAAGGTTGCAGAGGTTATCTTCCATATACACAAGGTAAATATAAATTAATTATTGAAACTACTGGTTCAGCTTCAATAACTTTAACAGAAGATAATATCATTGGTGGATATGTTTTATCAAGTCCAAATAAAAATACAAAATTTAATAGAGTTATTGTATCTTATGTAAATAGTGCTAGGAGTTTTCAAGTCGATCAAGCACAATTTCCACCGATTGATGATTCAAGTTTATCAAGTTCAGATCAGCACGCAAATATGAAAACTGCTGATGGTGGTATTTTATTAGAACATAGAGCAGATTTTCCAACATTAACTTCAACTTATCAAGCAGAAGAAATGGCAGAAATTATTTTAAGAAGATCAAGAGAATCTTTATTACTTAAATTAAATTGTGATTTTACAGCTTATGATTTAGCGATTGGAGATATTGTAGGAATTACATATTCTTCACTTGGATTTTCAGGTAAAGATTTTAGAGTTTTATCAATTACATTCAATGAAGATTTTACAATAGGTCTTACTTTAGTAGAGCATCAAAACTCACATTATACTTTTGCAAGTAAAACTCAGGTATCATCAACACCAACCACTACATTACCAAATCCATTTACAACTATTGATTTATCAGAAGTAACTAACTTTATGACATTATCAGATAGTATTGTTGAATATAATGATGGAATAGTAATTGCTAAATTAACTATTGATTTATTACTATTAGATCAATCACAAGGTTTTGCGGGTGATGGTTCACCTTTACCACCACCAGATAATTTTTTTGATTATTTTGAAGTTGAGTTTTCAGAAGATGGAGTAAATTTCACTACAGTTGGTACAGGCAGACAATCAAGATTTGAAGTATTAAATGTTAAAGATGGCACTACATATACTGTAAGAGTTAGATATGTAAATACAACAGGAACAAGGTCAGATGATATTACAGCAACACATACAGTAGTAGGTTTATCTGCTCCACCAAGTAATGTTGAAAATTTTTCTATAAATGTTGTAGGAGATCAAGCTATATTAACTTTTGACCCTGTACCAGATTTAGATTTATCTCACTATGTTATCAAACATAATCCTAATACTACAGGAGCAACATTTATAAATTCAAAAACCATAATAAGTAAAATTGCAAGACCAGCCACAACGGCAACTGTAGCATATCAAAAAGGAACTTATTTAATCAAAGCAGAAGATAAGTTTGGAAACCAATCTATTTTAGAAACTTTAATTGTTTCAGATATAGAACCTAGTCAATTTACAACAGAAACGACTATAAATGAACACACAGGATTTACAGGAACTAAATCAAGCGTAGAAATTGTTGCAAAGGATTCAGTAAATCATATAGGTCTTACTGCAACTGGAACATTAGGAAATCCATCATCTTCTGTACCAAGTACAGGCACTTATGATTTTGCAAACACAATAACACTTCCAGCTATATTTAATGCTAAATTTGATTCTAATGTACAACAAACAGTAGAGAATGTTGCAGAATTTATTGATACTGGTCGTCCAAATAGTTCAACAAATATTGATTCAGGAAGCCCAGACCCATTTGACGGAAAGACAGTTCAAAATAGTAATACAATATTACAAATATCAAAAAGTGATGATAATGTAACTTTTAGTTCATTTCAAAATTTTACAACTGGACAGTTTAGAGGTAGATTTTTTAAATTTAGAGTTTTATTCACATCATCAGATCAAGACAGCAGAACCTTAGTAAATACTTTATCAGTTACAGCAAGTTTAAGAGAATTAGTAGAATCTGGTTCTGATATAGCAAGTGGTACTGGTGGAAAAGCTGTTACATACACCAATACTTTTAGATTTAATCCATCAATAACTGTTAGTGGTCAAAATATGGCAACAGGAGATTTTTTTACAATTACAAATAAAAGTACAACAGGATTTACTATTGAGTTTTTTAACTCATCTGGTACAAGCATAAACAGAACATTTGATTTTACTTCAAGAGGAATAGGATAATATATGGCACAAGTATCAGCAATAGAGATCTCGAATCAGACCTTTGCCACCTTTAGGACAACACTAAATAGTAGTCTTACAGCTTTAAATACAGGTCATTTAGGTTCATCAAGACCAGCATCAGCCGCCGCAGGAACTATTTGGCTTGATAACTCTGCAACTAATACAATAGCCATGAAATTATTTGACGGATCAGATGATCTAACTTTATTCTCAGTAAATACATCAACAAACGCAATAACATTACCAAGTGGAGTTTCTATAACAGAGTCAGACCCATCAGCAATACCTTTTGCGATAGCTTTAGGGAGTTAATATATGGCAAATAATTTTAGTGATGCACAAGTTAGTTTAGCAAACGCAAACTTAACAGATATTTTTACAGCAAGTAATAAATCTTTAGTAATTGCTGGTACTATTTCAAACACAGGTGCTACAGCTATAAATGTGGCACTAAAAAAATTTGATAATTCTGCATCTGCTGGAAAATTTATATTTAAAGATTTACCCTTGCCTGTGGGTTCATCAATCGAATTACCAAAAATAGTTTTACAATCATCAGATAAAATTCAAGCACAATCAGATAATTCAAGTGGAAATGCTGATGTCCACTTACAACTATTAACAGATGTATCATAGGGGGGTTTAATGGCTTCTTCTTACCTAGGAAATTTACCCTCAAATAATTTCGTTTCTTTAAAACGTCAAGTTATAACTGGCAACAATGGATCTACATATACTTTAGATCATTCTGTTGCATCAGTTAATGATGTTGCAATTTTTGTAAATAATGTAAGGCAAGATCCAGCATCTTATTCAATATCTGGAACTGCTTTAACTTTAGGTGGCACAATATCAAGCTCAGATAGTTGCTATGTAATTTTCTTAGGACAAGCTTTACAAACTGTAACTCCAGATGCAAATACAATTACAAATGCTATGCTTGGAGAAACTATTACAGTTTCTAAAGGTGGAACTGGTCTAACATCTGGTTTTGCAAATGGAGTTACTATGGTAGACCAATGGAGATTAACTTCAAGCTTTACTGGTAATGCAGTTCCTATAGCATCCAATTGGGAAAGAAACGATACATCACCAGCAGTTGGTTCCTCAGGTTCGTATAGTTCTTCAATGAGTGAAAGCTCTGGTATATTTAGTTTTCCAAGCACAGGAATTTATCATGTGCAATTTCATGGAACATATAGTTTAAGTAGTAATACAAGATTTATTGCACAGAAAATAGAAGTGACAGAAAATAATTCATCTTTTTCAGTAGATGTTTTAACTTATACATCTATTGACCAAGTAGATGGTGGACAAACTTTTTCAAGTGCAGATGCAGATATAGTTTTAGATATAACAGATATATCAAATCAAAAAGTTAGATTTTCAGTAGAGCCTCAAACTACTGCTACACAAACAACAGGTGAAACTAGCCAAGACAGCACCTATGTTCGTTTCATAAGATTAGGAGATACATAAAATGAATGATAGAGATTGGTTAAATAGAGCATTAGCATCAATGCACACAGGTCAATGGTTTGGTTGGAAAAAAGACTGGACTGGTGAACATAGAATGTCTTATGAAAATATTATTGTACATGACAGTTCAATTACAAAACCTACTGAGGCAGAAATAAATGCAAAGATACAAGAATTAAAAGATGCAGAAACACAAAAAGAAACAGACGCATCAACAGGCAAACAAAAACTAAAAGACTTAGGTTTAACTGACGCTGAAATAAAAGCGTTGATAGGAGTATAATAAATGCCTTTATCAAAAATTCCAAGTGCTGGATTTCAAGACAATGTTAAGTTTAGAAATATTTTAATCAATGGCGATCAATCTATTGCACAAAGATCAACTTCAACATCAAGTGCAAATACACAAGCATATCATTGTACTGATAGATGGTTTAATGTTGGTATGAGTATTGGAACTTGGACAATATCTCAAAGCACAGAGGTACCAACTGGTCAAGGTTTTGCAAAGTCATTAAAATACGATTGTACAACTGCCGAAGCATCTCCTAGTGCTGGAGATCAATTACATTTATCACAAAGAATTGAAGGTCAAAATATACAATATCTTAAAAAAGGAACTTCATCTGCTGAAAGTTTAACTTTAAGTTTTTGGGTTAAAACAAATAAAACTGGAACTTATCAAGTAAATTTAAGAGATAAAGATAATACAAGAATTATTGGTAAAACTTATGCTGTGTCATCTGCTGATACTTGGGAAAAGAAAATATTAACTTTTGATGGAGACACTACTGGTGCTTTTGATAATGATAGTGGTAACAGTTTAGAGTGTGAGTGGTTTTTAGGTGCTGGTTCAAACTTTACAAGTGGAGCTGTTCCTACATCTTGGGAAGCTGAAAGCTCAGGAGATAGAGCGGCAGGTTTAACTGTAAATTTAGGAGATAGCACATCAAACGAATGGTACATTACAGGCGTACAATTAGAAGCTGGAACAACTGCATCTGATTTTGAGTTCTTGCCACATGATGTAAATCTACAAAGATGTTACAGATATTGTTATAGAATAAATGGTAATACAACAGATGAACAACAGATTGGTGGATATGGATTTTGCACATCCTCAACAAACGTAAATGTTTCTTACACATTTCATCCACCTCTAAGAAGTGTTCCAAGTGTTTCAGAAAGCAATTGTAAAGAAACTTTTCAAGGTGTTAATGTCTCTCAATATGCTATTTTCGACAATGACCAACCTAATTTATGTAATACGTTAGGTTTAAGTTTTCAACCTGATAGTGGTTCACCTTTTACTAGTTCTGACATTGCAGCAATAAGACTTCATAATAGTGCTAGTGCTTTTATAATGTTTGATGCGGAGTTATAATGATTAATAGAGTAGAAAAAATTTATGTTACAATTGGTAAAAATTCAACACCAAAGTTTACTTGTTTTAAAGTAAATTATGAGAATGAATTAATTAAAATTGTTCCAAATAACGAAGCAAACAGAGATTACCAAGAAATACAAGAATGGATAGCAGATGGTGGAACTGTTATTGATAATGGAGGTGGTGAGTAATGGCATATTTAGGTAGAGGAATAGAAAACTTATCAGATAGAGTAGTGCTTGATAGCTTAACTGCTAGTGCAACTGCTAGCTATACCTTACAATTAAATTCAGTTAATTTTGTACCAAGTAGTGCATCATCATTAACAGTTAGTTTGAATGGCGTAATCCAAAAACCAGATAGTTCTTATTCTGTATCTGGCTCAACGCTTACATTCTCTAGTGCTTTAACTTCGTCTGATAGCATAGACTTTATTATTGCTGAGAGAGGAATTACTTTACAAACTCCTAGTGCTGGTTCAGTTAATACAGAACAATTAGCGGCAAATGCTGTGAACAATAGTAAGATAGCAAGTGATGCGGCTATTGCTACAACAAAACTTGGTACTGGTGCTGTGTTGCAAGTTAAACAAACTGCAGTTACTTCTACAAGTAGTGTATCTGGAACATCATACTCAGACCTTTCTGGTATGAGTGTTTCCATAACTCCATCTGCATCTAATTCAAAAATATTAGTTATGTTTAGTTTAAATTTTGGTACTGATAGTAGCGGAGGTGATATTCATGTTAGACTTTTAAGAGGTTCTACAGCTATTGGTCAACCAAATAATAGTTCAAACAACGATTGTCATACATCTGCTGGTTCTTCAAGAAATCAATTCGAAATGTCAAATGTATCATCAACTTTTTTAGATACACCATCAACAACAAGTGCAACAACATATAAAATTCAAGCTGTATCAAGACCAGATACTAGCGGACGTACTCTTTATTTAAATAGAACAGTAAATGATAATCAAAGTGATAATGGAGAAAGAACAGCATCAACAATAACTGTAATGGAAATAGCTGGATAGGAGAAATTAATTATGGCACTTATAACTTTAAATAAATTAGCTTTACCTACTGGAAGCGTTTTACAAGTAGTTAGTTCAACAAAAACAGATGATTTTAGTATGACTGGACAAACTTGGTCAGATACAGGACTTTCAGTTGATATAACACCATTAAGCACAAGTTCAAAAATTTTAATAACAGGATTTGCAAGTTTAAACGCAGATAGTTCAGCAAGTTTAGCTCAATACAGATTATATAGAAATGACACAACAGCTTTATCAATCGCTGATACGTCAGGTGGTAGATTGACCACAACTTCTTTTTCTTATGCTGGAGATACTGGTTTAAGTGTTGAAAATACTTTTTTTACATTAGGTATTAATTTTCTTGATACGCCGTCAACCACTAGTTCTACAAACTATGCTATTTATATAAGATCAACAGGTGGCAGTAACACATCAAGAATGAATAAAACCTTATCTGATAGAAATACCGCAACAGTTGATCCAAGAGCAACATCAACAATAACAGCAACAGAAATTAAAGGATAAAGGAGGTAAATCAATATGGTAGATATAGCACAAGCAATCCAAGCATTAGACAGTAATGCTCAATTCGTTATTAATGGTACGCCAACTAACGAAGCTGAATATCAAGAACAAGTTAAATATGTTTCTGGTGCAGATGAAAATGGCACAGCTATTTTCAAAGACACACAGGATTTTACTTGGGAACAAGTTTCAGCAAAGCAAACTGAACTACAAGCTGAGTATGATGCAGAAGAATGGAAAAGAAATAGACAAGCTGAATATCCATCACACGAAGATTGCATACACGCACTTTTAGATGGTGGAGAAACACTTGAAAATCTACAATCTTTAAGACAAGAAGTAAAAAATAAATATCCAAAAGAGTAATGCATTTTTTTAAATATATTTAATTTTATGATTAATTATGATAAAATTTATAAACATAATAACTCATTGGAAAAATAATATATGGAAGAAATTAAGGCACGAATTAAAGA